TTTGGCGGGCCAAACATATGGGTTAACACGCGCACACACACAGTGGAGGGCCATTGGTGGGGCGACAGTGCCTATGCGTCATTTACTGACGGGATTGGCCTTGATGATGCTTTGCGCGAATTGTGCCCAATGATGCGGGAGGGCATATGAAAATCCTAATATCTTTTCTCCAGGTGCTGCTACTGTCCTTCGTGTGGGCCTTCCCTTTTATCCTCTACTTTTGGAATATGACCCCATGATTTACGCCATTCTCGCTGCCCTGTTGCGACTACTCAAAAAGTAGCACACAATCATAAATCAGGCCCTTCGGGGCCTTTTTTAATGCCCGTAAACCGCACTAGAACGGGTTATGCGCCGTTTTCTGCATCTTCCCGCACTAGTCCTAGCCATTCGGTCAAATCAGCGTCTGGGCGATAACCTAGATTCCACAGCACCTGCATGGCGTCAAGGCAGGCGTTAAACCCTCGCGTAGTACATCCATTGCCTGCTGCTAAGAGAATCATCTTTTCTTCAGTTTTCAGTTTGCGAAGAAAGTGCGTTGCGCTCGGCTCGGTCGGTCTAACCATTGTCTACCGTTCGTATCATCTGCAAGGCCGCTTCGGGGCTATCAATCCTGCACAACGTGCCGCCAATCCACTTCTCGAAAAAATCGGCTTGTAGGGATGTCAAACGATTTTTACTGGTGGTTTTCACTTCGACTAGGAAAGTGTGATTTTTGTATCCAACCAGTAAATCCACTGGTAGTCCAATAATCCACACATATGCTCCGGCAGCCCTTAATGCGGCGACTATGGCTTTCTGATTTTCGTCAACCCTTGCTGCGTGTCGCATTCATTTGCTCCAATACATGGTTTTTTATCCCTCGAAATAAATCCTGTTCATCCATATGCTTCACTTCATGCCAAGCCCATTCCTTCCAGGCAGGCAGGCGGCATAGACGCACATACTCAGCAAAAGTTGCTTTGCGGATTTTTTCGTAGTCAAACACATTAGTCCCCACAAAAGCAGGAAATTGCTTCCTCATTGGGGTCAAACATATCGCGTTGTTTTTCGTTGTAACTCAACATATCTTCATAGCTTGGGTGCGCCTGATTAAACCTTGCGTTTATCTTTTTTTCCATGTTTGCCCACCACACAGCCCGTTCTGGCTTATCTTGAATTAAGCCTAGCAAATGGTCTGCCTTCTTGAGAAAACATAGGTCACAGTTGCTCAACAATGAGTTGCCATTTACCGTGATGGTCTGTAGGTTGAATGGCTGCTTGTCCCAAAATGACAGGACATCTGAAACCGTGACATTTGCCGTGGCAAGCGGGGTTTCCTTTATGTCTGCGTTGTCCTTCATTTTGGCAACTCGTCGTGGTTCATCTGCGCGTATACCGACAAAGGTAATGATGTCCTCATATCTCAAAGATTTAAGATGCTTTTTCATGGGGTTAATTTTTAGTTCTGAGGTGCAAAACCTAGCAAAAGTATTTGGCAGGTATTTCCGTTTTTGTATCAACGCCTCAAATGGCTCACCATTGCGGCTGGCGGTTGCGTAATCCACCACCGCATACCCGTCTGCCCTGTACTCCAACCAGGTGATTGGCACATTCCAATTTTCTGAACAATCTTGCACAAACCGCAGTGTGGCTTCATCTTCTTTGCCAGTGTTGGCAAAACAAACAATCGCCTCGGCTGGCAACCCATTGTTGCTTTGCAGTACGCGCCAAAGCATATAGGCGCTAGTGCGTCCACCGCTAAAGCTGATGCAAGTTGGCTCTGTGATTTTGAATGGGTCACGCATGATTTTTCACCTTTGCAATTAGTTCGGCAATGCGGCGCTTGTTTATTGCCATCTGTTCGGCAGTCAGGTCGTTCCCCAAACGCAGAACGGGCGGCTCAACATAGCTACGGCGCAGCAATGCAAGAAATTGCGGCAGGCTTGGCGGTTCCTCGGGAAGTTGCTCCAATGCCCGCTTGATGGTCGCGGCGCTTGTCCCGCCTATCTTCTCTGCCCAATGGTTCATTGCGTTCACCACGCCAGCATCTGAGCCGTCAGGCAGCACCTGGCCCGTCTTCCACTGGTTCATAAAGCGCGTGCCGTAGTTGCCCTGCATCGTGGCAAACACTTTTTGAATCCAGCCATCAGGCAATTTGTTGGACATTGAAGTTCCTTTCATCGCCAAAGATGGCCCGAGCCGCGCCCAGGTTCTTGTCTTGCGGCGCTGGCTTGGATTGCATCCAATCGGCCTTAAAACCAGTCCAGCCTCTCGCGCAGCAGGTTTCCAATGCTGTCTGTAGGCTTACGCCTGCTTTTCGTGCTTCGCGCTCTATACCGTCCAATGCGGTCTGAGTGACTGCTGCTTTCTTTGACTTTCTTAAAGTTATCCAATCCTGCCAAACTGATTCCGTCACGCCGAATGGCGGGGCGACTGTCTTCTTTTGTGTTTTGTGTAATGTGTCTTGTGTAATGGGTAATGTGTTATGTGTAGCATTGCCTTCGGATTGCGTTCGCAATGCGTTCGCATCCTTTGGCTTATCCCATCTAGCTTTAGCGCTGGCAGCAGCCTTTTCGGACTTCTCTCCAACCTTCGCCATTTCCTTGTTCGCCCTATGATGAATCCAGCCATCGTCTGTTCGTTCGAAATACTCTCGCAATACGGACGCAATGCAATCGCTATGCGTTCGCATTCGAATCTGCCGTGAAACCTCTGTTATATCAATAGGAATTGGAAGTTCATGCAGGTAGTACCAATCAAGCAAACGCCTGTAGGCCAAGTCTTCAATGTCTGTTAGGTGGGCCGTATGGCTTTGATAGTCACCAATATTGAATTGGTAATAGTGCATTGTGCAACCTTACGTTCTAGGTTAGCGTTACTTAAAAGAACATCGGCAGGGCGGTAACGAGTCGCCTTTTCCCCCGCTAAGGGTAGCCGTGCCCATATTCTACACCGATTCTTTCGCAAGCTCAAGTGCCCTATGCAGCAGGGCAATCGTAGCAGCGTCCAGGTCATCCTCAATGTTGTACTCAGCCGCCAGTTCAATGGCTTGGCACAGCAAGATTTCTGCGCTCTGTAGTTCTAGTTCATCCATAGTCATCCTACGAGCCTAGCATAAATTTCCTATAAAAAAACTAGGGAAAACCCCTAGTAAATAGTTCAAAAAAGGCTGGAAAGCTGCGATAAGATGCGTCTACCGCAAGCAAGGGGCAAGCGGATTTAGTGACCAAGAAAGGTTTTTTATGACACATACATCATTCAGAGAGCTAGTTAGGAAAGAGCTGGAAAGCACTACGTTTTGCTGCTATTGCTTAGAAGTGCAGGGCGACAAATGGAGTTGCTGCCAAGAGAATCACTTTGTCCCGTTTGGCGACTTGTACCCTGAAGACCAAGAGGGAATCTTGGACTATGAGCTAGAAGAGTACGAAGGAGCAGCCAAATGACAGTCTACAACAGTACTCACGAAGTTGAGTGGGACAGGATGGGCAATGGAGACTTTGCAAAGCTCCTAGTCGAATATGAGTGGGATACGGAAATGAACACTCTATTTATCTCTTCGGTCATATACGAAGGACTTGAGTGGATTGACTACCTGAACGACATCACCCGCAACTACATCACAAATTACATTTCCGAAAGGCTTGAAGATGACCGCGAATAAAGAAGCAGACCGCATCATTGCGGACGCAGAAGAAGCAGCACAGCGCTATGGCGCCAAAGATGCAGCAGACCGGCTGGCTTACCAAGTTGGCGTTTTGCAATCTCATATCCGTGGCTTGTGCCATGAGTCGCAATACATCAGCGATGAACTCAAGAAGCTCCAGCAGGAAGTCTTGTGGGAGCGAAAAAATGGGAAATGAACTACAAGAAAAGATAAGTAAGACTTGGGAAAGTTTCCGAGAAGTACGCGATTTGGCAGATGAAGCGTATAAACAATATCAACTGCTTGCTGATAAAGCAGATTGCAAGTTCAAAGAAATTGAACGATTGACAGAACAACTTAGCAAACTTGAAAGAGAGATAGCATGAAAAATATTGCATCAGCACTGGTAAAAGCACAGAAGGCTTTTGGACCTGCACTCAAGACATCGACTAACCCGCATTTCCGCAGTAAGTATGTTGACCTATCAGGTTGCATCGAGGCCGTGATTGATAGCCTGAACAACGCAGGCATCGCACTTGTGCAGCGTACATCTGAGGACAGTACAGGCGTGACTGTGGAGACTGTTTTCATCCATGAATCGGGTGAAACATTGGAATGTGGGAAATTGCACGTTCCAGCGTCTAAACAAGACCCGCAGGGGTATGGCAGTGCATTGACCTATGCGCGGCGCTACAGCCTCATGGCGGCCTGCGGAATCGCTCCTGAAGATGATGATGGAAACGCAGCATCTCGTGGCCCCCGCACTCCCGCTGCGAAAACTGAATTGGTGTCACCAGGACGCACAAGCGCAGTCTATGTCGTGGCGCAAGCAATCAATGAACGTATGGCAGCAGATGATGCTATCGGCGCATTGGAAGAGTTCCAAGGCATCACTGATGTTGAGGAAAAAACCGCACTGTGGTCAATGCTTGACAGCAAAACCCGTAGCGCAATTAAAAAGCAATCTGAACTTTCAAAGGGTTAAAAATGGCAACTTTCAAAGGGTTAAAAATGGCAAAGCTATACGAAGTGACCGTTGTCAACGGCAAGTACACCAAAGACGGTGTTGAGAAAAACAATTATCAAAAGATTGGCTCCATCATTGAGACAAAGAATGGCAAGCAGTTGAAGCTGGATTCAATTCCTGTGATTGAAGGCGGATGGAACGGATGGGCTTATCTGAACACTTCTAAGCCTAAAGATGGCTTCCCAAAGGATGATGGGTTTCCCAAGGACATGGACGACGATATACCGTTTTAATTTTCGGGAGGGAAAACAAGGGTATCGATTCGCAGTTGCCGCCTAAGCAAGTACCTCCCTCCTTTTAGGAGTAATTTATGACTACTTATGCAGATTTAGAGATGAATATTGTTCGATGGGCAGAGGCTCGGAAAATCATTCCGAATAGTCATGCTCAAACTCAGCTTCTTAAAGCTGTGAGCGAACTCGGAGAATTAGCAGATGCAACCATAAAAAATGACCGTGAAGGTATTGAAGATGGAGTGGGAGACGTAATGGTTTGCTTAATTGTTTACTGCGCTTTGCAGGACATCAATTTGACCAACTGTATGCAGGTAGCGTATGACGTTATCAAAAATAGAAAAGGTACTTTGTTGGCAAATGGTGTTTTTGTGAAGGATTAGCAATGACACAGACTACTTGGATACTGAATAAGTTACGGGCTGGATTTGGACTTACCCCCATTGATGCACTAAACGGCTGTGGATGCTTGCGTTTAGCTGCAATCGTTCATATCCTTAAGAAAGATGGATGGAACATTGAAACTATGACACAAAAGGATTCGATGACCGGAAAGCGTTATGCCCGTTACATTATGCAAACGCCAGAGAAGTTATGAAATATATTGCTGACTTCTTTGCGATTATTGGATTGTGCGCCACTATTATTATGGTGACGTTCTATATTGGTTACATAACTTATCAGCCCAAGTGCCGTACTGTTGGCGCATTGTTTTCGGAGCATTGCAAATGAACGATGATGATACCGATGCAGGAGGCGACTTCTTCTTTGACTTAATGAAAGTGCTGATTGCTTTGTTCTTTTTTTGTTTGTGTGTCGCCGTGATTGGCGGCATTGTATGGGGGTTGCTATGACCGGATTTGATTCAAAACGGCATATGGCTTCGAATAAGCAAAATCCTGTGCTTGACATTGATGGTCATATAGTTGGAAAAATGCGTAAGTCAAAGCCAGCGCACAGCGAATGGAACGCTGCGCTTGATGAAGCAGCATCACGCATCAATGAAATAACAGCATTTCCCAAGACTACGCAGGATAGCTTTGCCGTGTTCATTCAAGGGTTAAAGAAATGAAATGTCCGCAATGCAAAGCCTGGGCGACTGTACTGGAGACGCGCAGCAAGGCCAACAACGAAACGTACAGACGTTATCAATGTGCAAATGAGCATAAATTTAGCACTAGAGAAGCCTCTGCTGAGTGGGAAAACTATCGCAAAAGTGCAACTCCAGACAAGATTCGCAATCTGCTACGCAGCATTCCTGGCGGCCTAACGCCTTTCCAAATTGCTCAGGTGCTAGGAATAACGCATGGAGATGTGCGAAAGAAGCTACGAGGAATGAAAGATGTTTACGTTATTGGCTGGATTAATCCGCCTCGCCATACTGCACTATGGGCTGTAGCTGAAAGTATCAGAGACAAGCCAGCAAACGCTCGCAGACCACCAAAATCTGCGGAAACTTTACGTCAACTAGGATATGGAACATCATGAAAATCACAGCTACATTTCAAGATGAAGAAGAAGCCATCAAAGCCATTCATTCGGGCTATGCTTGGCAAACCCTACATGAGATTAATGAAGTGCTGCGTCAGAATAGAAAACACAACCTACCTTTTGAGCAAGTCGTGTCTCAGATACAAGCATCTGTTAACGATGCACTGGCAATGATATACCCAGATTAGGCTTCTTCGTACTCTTCTTCTTCCCAGTCGTCTTCGGACTCATCGTCTTCTTCGACTTCTTCTTCTTCTTCTTCAATGTCTTCCACGACTTCCCAGCCGTTTACTTCGTAATAAGCAGCGACATCTTGGATGACTTTGATGACGTTCATATCTTCGGTATCGATGGTAATGGAACCAGACTCGATTAGCATTTCAAACTGATACATGGTAACTCCTAAAGGTTGATAATTTGTCCGCGAAACTCTACCTGATTTTCGTCCCACTTGTGAACTAACTCGGGCCATAAAAGCTTACCATCTTTGAATGTCAAAACAGCAAATCCAGACCTATGGTTCAATGGACTTCCTTCTCCGTAATCAAATTGTGGGCCATAAGGCTCTGCAAGAGTTCCAGTATCTATTCCATAGCGATTCCCGTTGTAATCGGCAAATGGAGTTACTTTTAAGCTGTGCAAATGTCCAGTAACAATGCTGACTCCAGCATTTACTGTATTGTTATGAGCAGCATGAACACCATTTTTATACCGATGCTTAATAATGCAATCTTTTGTAGGCCAAACAGACCATGCAAACTCCCAAGATGGCAAGTGATCTTGCAACTTAAATCCATGAACTTCACGATATTGCGGAGCTTGAGATGCTAGTTTATTGGCAAATCTGGTGTCGTGATTGCCCCAAGTGAAAATCAATTTGCAGTTGTGACGAGCAGCTTTTGCAGTTTCTTCAATCTCATCTAGGTGCGCTTGAACAGCTTTCAGTTCTTCAATGACACTTGGAGTTTTAGACCATCCAAGTGGGTCATGCCTGTTAATAGTTGCTCCATCAAATGCATCACCATTGCTGATAACGGCGTGAGGCTTGAGTTCTTTAATGGCCCACAGCAGACCTTTGTAGGCAGTTGTGTACTCGCCAGGCCAAAAATGAGCGTCACTAAAAACGATTATTGTTTGGTCAAGTATGCCTAAATCAATGCGATTTAGTGATGTTTTAATTGGTTGAATATGCGCGTATTGTTTAGCATTCTCATGCGAACTAATCAATGGTATGTTGTGGTCTGCTTCAATTCTGCGGCGGCGGCGGTGTACGCTTCGCTCATCTATTTGGAAATGCTGTGCCACTTTAGAAACTGAACCAAGTCTGTTCCATGCATCTACAAACTCATCACGCGAAACTTTAGCTTGCATATATACCCTGTAAAGTTGCGCGGAATCTAGCACATATCTATTGCATCATCATGGACATGGTCTACGCGCGCTAACCAACCTTTAAGAAACTTTTGCTGAGA